AAGCTTCTTTGCAATCGCAACTTGCGATGTTGATAACCGGATTTTTTTAGGCGCTGTCGTCCTGCTAGCCGGAGCCACTACGTTTGGTTTGGCTTTAGGAGCGTCTTCCTTATGCTGAACCGGTACTTCTGTTTCGCCAAATTCCTCTGGGAAACGTTTACGCATTGTTGCGTCTAACTTTGCGTAGTAATCATCTGAGCCAACAATTACGCCTTGACGTTTGAGTTTTTCGTGTAACCCAAGCGCTGAAGCTGTCATCTCTTCGTCCTGTCCGAACCAAGGATTCTTCTGTTGCCAAGCCATAACTTTATCATCAGGCTGAACAACTTGCGGCTGTTGTTGCATTTTTACTTCAAAATTGTCTTCTTGTAAAGGGGGTAGCTTAAAACTTTTTACTTTTTCAAGCTCCAACTGGGCTTTTGTCAACGCTTCTTGAGCTTCAGCCATCTTTTCGTAGTCGCCTAACTCGTAGGCTTCCTTGTAAAGACGCTTGGCTTCTTTGACGTTTGACTTGGCTGCGTCCTTTTTAGCTTCTTTGTACTCTTTCTCTCCGTTAGACAACAAGTCCTTAATGCGTTTGTTCTCTTCATGGAGGCGTTTAGCAGCTTCTAAAGCAGCTTGACGCTCACGTTCTGCAGCCTCTCTAGCACGGCGCTCATCGTTCCAGACACGCTTCATCTGGATCATTTTGTCCTTTGCTTCCTTGCTGTATTTGTCTAATTCGTCTACTTCTACCTCTAAAGCTTTGACTTTTTCAGGGTCAGCGGGCTTGCGCCCACGGTCTTCTTCAGGGGTATCGTCTTCGATTTCAATGGAAATTTCTTGCTCAGGCTCTTTTTCAATCTCAACCTTTGCTTCAGGGGCTTCCATTTCATCGGGGAATTTGTAATCTAAATCTGCCATTGTCCGGCTCCTTATTTACGTTTAATACCACGAGGGTCTAGTACGACTGCCTCTACGGTATCTTCATTGATGATGCGGAACTCTTTTCCGTGGATTAAAAGACGGGATCCAGAATTTGGGCGAACCAAAATAAAGTCTCCAACCTTACACCAAGGTCCAGAAGGGTAACGTTCTTTGTCGGTATAACAGTCAGGACCGAGTGCAACTACAAAAAGAACGGTGGTTAACACCTCTTCTGTCTGTATTGTCTGGTCTGCTTTGATTAATCCGCTGTCATATTCCTTTTCTACTTCAGGAATTGCACACAAAATCTTATATCCTGACGGAATAGGAAGCTGTGTGGCTTTTTGCTCGTCCGTTTTGTTAAGGACTTGCGATAAATCTACTGCTTGTGCTACGTTTAAGTCATTCATCGTCCGAATGCTCCATTCTTTGTTTAAGGTCTGTTATGTACTGCCGTGCAGTGAGAAGACCTCGAATCTCTCCACACGTTCTTTGGTAGTCACCAAAATCTTGGGCTTGTCCGCCGCTTATCCAATCACTTAATTGCTTAACTTTCTTGTCTATGTCGTCCCATAGAGCTTCAAAAGCGTCCATTATTCACCTTTCTTTTGTGGTTTTCCTTTGTTTTTCTCTGCCATTTCTCTTTGAACCTTCACGTCTAAATGGTTTTTGAGGGCATCTGCCATAATTGACTCGTGATGATGCCTGTCTGCTTGGTCATGCGAGCTAATATGTTTAAATGCATCGAGTGCAACCTTAGCTGCGAGCTCTTTGGTGTTGGATTGTTGCTCCATTGCCAGCTTGACGGCATCCATTTTGACGTCCATAGCGGCTTTTTCGCCCTGTAAACGTGTTTGAGAAGCAATTCTTTCTTTCTCAATCTGCTGTTGCTGCTGACGCAACTGGATATCTGCTTGATCTTTCTGGGCTTTGCGTTGTTGCTCTGCCATTTTGATCTGCATTTCCTGTTGTTGGAGCTGAACCAGTGGGTCTTGAGCCTGCTGAATAGCTTGTTGCTGGGCAACTTGCTGTTGGTTTTGCTGTAAAAGCTGTGTTGCAGCCTGAGCCAATAGCGGTGCAAGACGGGCTTCGACCTCTGGGTCCATGTGAACCTCTTCGCCAGTGTTGTCCATCATTGGTGGCAGGTTCATTCCAAGCTTTTGCTCCATCTCGACACGGTATTGCCAGCCTAAGTGCTCGTTGATGTGAGCCATCATCTGACCTTGAAGCACCTGCGCTTGAGGATTTTGCCCCAAGATTTGAGCAATCTTAGGGTCTTGCATGGCTGACATATGCACAGTGATGTGTGCTTGATGGTCTTGGTACGCAAACGCTTTAACTGGCTTGCCCATGAGTATATTTTGATTCTCCGTAACGGGGTCTTCGGGCTTCTGGTCTTCCGGCAACGGTATAAGTTTTTGGACATTTTTAATTCCAATCGTCTCAATCATCTGACGGTGCAGTAGTGGCATGTTGTAGTACTGCGGTGCAGTCTGCGCCAACTGAAGTGCGGCCTGATACTGAACAATCTTCTGCGCCATTGTTGCAGCGTTAGGATCTGATACAGGAATAACGTCAACGTTTTTGTAATCTGACTTGCGGGCTTTACGGCTGCCAGTATCAGGAACGTAGTCATATTCGCCGGGAGCGTTATCCGCAATAATTTCTTTAAGGAGTTTGAGTTCTTGTTTTAAGCTGTAGTGGATACGAGCTTGAACTGCGGACATAACTTTAAGTGTACGTTCCAAGATAGCCAGAGTAGTTCCGACAGGAGCGGCTGCCGACATATCTGAGACTTGTAGATCTGCTGTGTTTGCAAAGCGTCTTCCTTCCTCTACGATAGTGTTGAGTAAAGAGTACAAGACTTGGCTTGGCTCTTTATATGGCAACGGCATGATGTTGTCTTTCATCGTGCCAGATGGTACGTCTACGTCACGGAACTCTCCGGGGGCTATCGGTGTGTCGTCTCCCTTAACTCGCAACCCACGGGTCTTAAAGCCACCCGGCAAATTCGAGAGGGATCCTGCATCGACCAACTGACGTATGATTGAAGTGCCACTTTTAGCGTAAGCGCCAATAAGATGGATGAGACCAAAACAATAAAAACCAAAGCCGGGTATATACCCATAGTGGACCAGATGTTTTCTCTTTTGATAATTGTCATCGCCTTCCTTCCAGTTTCTACGGATTGATAGAACAGTGCCTGTTCCTTTTTCAATCGTTACAACATATGGCAGCGGCATGCCGGTGGTCTCGCCATCTTCGGTATGCTCAAAGCCTGCCAAGTCTCGGTTGGTTTGAATTTCTAAAATCTTAAAGCGGTCATCTTGCACAGCTCTAAAGCCAAGCTTTTCCGCAATCTTTTTCTCTACTTCGTCCAAGACAGCAGATGGAGTTCCCAAGTCTACGTCACGGTAAAAGCCCGACAACTGCAGTCTGCGCATCTCATGCTCGGTTTTGCGCATGACGTGAGTAACTCGTTCTGCAGATTCTAGATCTGGAGCGCCGTATGGCACTACAATGTCCTCAGCAGGAACGTATAAAGAAACCTGACGTTTTAATATTGGATCCTCATAAACTTTCTTAAATGCGTTTCCTGCTAATCCCAAACCCCAGAGCATGCGCTCGGTCTCAGGGCGAAACTCGCTCATTACTTCAGTCAGTTCATAGTTCATGTCATCTTGGACACGATTGGCGGAGTCTTTTAATTCTGGTGTTTCTTTACCAAGGATGTGGGTTCTGACTGGACCTTGAGCTGGGAATATTGCCATCATGGTTTCAGCTTGGAATTTCACCAAGGCTTCAGCCAATAGAGGATGGTAGACGCCACATGCGCCTTCCCATGGTTCAGCACGTTCTTCAATCTTAAGTCCTAGGAGCTCTAATCCATCAACGTAAGTCTGGATCCATTCTTTACGGCCTGCAATATCGGAATCAATCTCGCCAATCAAATCACCGGCGATCTCTGTCAAAACCGATTCAGGTAAATACTCTGCAAGGTTTGCGCCAAAGTCATCTGGGCTACCGGTTTCCGGTTGCAAAACAATCTCTAGTCCGTCTTTACTGATGGTGACTTCTTCAGGATCGACAATTTCAATCTCCAATGGAGACTCATCTTGTGCGAGTTCGTCAATGCCTTTAGGAGCGGAATAGAGCGCTTTGTCGATTGCCATAGGGTTTCTTTCAGTGAAATTTCCTCAATTCTAACTTAGTTAGGCGG